GCAGCATTAGGTGGTAACTGGTCAACTGTAGCAGCTGGAACCTATAGTGCTGGAACAGCAACAATGTTCAATCTAACTTCTCTTTCTAATTATCGAGCATTACGTGGGTGGGTTACTATTCCTATGAAAGACGAAGGTAACAATACTGTTTTTAGCTCAATGCGAATCAATGGAAAAACTGCAACTAATTACTATTATGGTCGATATGCTCAAGCTAGTGACGGCGGTAGTTATTCAGCAACTGGTAGCTGGGGTGGAATTTTTGGTGGGTCTGCTAGTTACTACTACGGCTTTGGAATGTTTGAAATTTATGCACTAGCACGAGGTGGTGACACTACCAATCAAGGCGTTATTGCAGGGAAAACAAATTTTTTCTCACGTTTTGCTGGTAATGCAGATGCACAAACATACGGTCAATTTGAAGAAAATTGGTTTGTATATGATGAACCACTTACTTCAGACACAGGTATTACTGAATTTACTTATTACATGAACGAATCAAGCAGCACTATCGATGTTGCTTCAGGATACAACGCATACTACGTCGAAGGTTATACCGCTTAAGCTAGGAGATTATAATGGCTATTGAATACCGAGAACATATAGATGCAGATGGTGTACATCGTGAATGGACTAATGAATATGGAGTAGTTCAGCGAGAATTAATGGAGCCATCAGCAAAATATCTAGCACAAGATCCACCTACATGGGAGCAATTAGGAATACGTGACCAACGTAATGCCTATCTTGCTGCTACCGACTGGACTGTTATACCTGATAGTCCGCTGACAAGTGATCAGCAAAGTGAAGCAACCCAGTATCGTCAACAGCTACGAGACCTCCCTAAAAACTATACAGATGTTTATGAAATACAAAAAGTATTAGACGATTTAAGACCTGAAAACACACTAAGTTTTCTAAAGTAAAGATAGGAGTCAGAGATGGCTGCACAAGATACATTTGAAATTATGAAACTCTCTGGCTCTACAGATGGCAGAGGGATTAGCGTTACTGCTACTTCCAGTGCTGGTACTACAATCCACACTGGTAGCTCAACGGCAGCACACTACGACACGATAAACTTATATGCTACGAACATTGATACATCTGCTATCAAGTTGACTATCGAATGGGGTGGTACAACAGCAGCAGGTGATCATATCGAAGTAACAATACCTCCTGAATCTGGACTAGTGAAGGTAGTTGAAGGTGGACTTATCAAAGGTAATTCATCTACAGCTCTAATAGTAAAAGCCTTTGCTGGAACTACAGCTAAGATAAACATCTTTGGTGATGTAATTCGAGCGAGTACTGCCTAATGTCTAGAATGCAATCAAGCATGCGTAGCCCTATGGTTAGCAAGTCGCTATCCTCTGCCTCAAGTGCTGGTCTTGGCTGGGAGGGCATGGATTTAATTGCATCAACTACATTAACATCAGCAGCTTCGTCATTTTCTTTTTCAGAGCTTGGTGAAATATCAGCTAGTGGGTATTCAGCAGATGTCAATATTTTTCATCACATGAAAATCTTTGGTTATTTTAAAAATGATGGGTCGGAATGTGACATTTTATTTGAATGGGCTGGAGATGCTACTACATCTAAATATATTTCTGCCACAATAGATTCAGTCTCAGTAGCAGGAACTCCCGTTAGATGTTCTGGAACATATACTAGCTCATTAGCTGGTATGCGTATGGGGCATTTATATGCCAATGACAGCTGCGTTATAGATGTTGTTCTAAATAATATGCCAGGAGGTGGTTATCCATTCTGCCCTCAAAGTTATTGCGGTACACATGATGACGATAATGCATATGTTAATTGGTCTGGCGGAATCTTTTGGAACGCTGGAGGTGCAATAGATCTCACAGAGTTAGAAGTTAAAGCAACTGCTGGCAGTTTTGCAGCTGGTACCACACTAGCGATAATTGGAAACAGATATGGGTATGGTGATTAATGCAATGGTCACAGTTAGGACCTGTCTCAAACCCGTTATCATCTAGAGTTAAGAATGCTTTAGAGCTAATTGCAGCTGTACGAGTAGATGCATCTACCCCTAATAAACCCTCTGAGATTGGGGTATTTGTAGGTGATTATACCTTCGTATATTGTCAATGGTATATAAAGGCTACATCTTCTGGCATGATCTCAATATCACTTACTCCTAATGGCACAGCTACTGACCACGATTCAATGCAACTGTATGGCGATAACGTGGGCTTTAGTATTGTCAGAGCAACTCAAGCAGCTCAAGCTGATGTTGATTTACTTCATACTCAACCACCTAGTGATGGGTACGGAACTATGGGTTGGTTCACATACGCTAAGCCATTAGGGGGTAGTGAAGGTTTGGTTGTAGGTACAGGTGGTGGTGATGCAGGTGGATCATATATGCGAACTACCGCTTGGGCTGGTCTCTACGATGAATTAGCTGACACAAAAGCAATGGTTAGATTTGTAGGTGCTATCAGTGGAGCTACAGATTTCAATGCACAGCTTTGGGGGGTGCGAGTATGATCAGTGGAAACATGCGTGTTCTCGCTACTATTGAAGGAACAACTGCCAGCTCATTTAATTTCAATTCTAGCAATATGGTGGGGTGCACTGTCTTCTGCCTTCAGTATGCCTTTGGTGCAACGGCTAATATGTCACCAGCAGTTACGATCAATGGTGAAAGCAGTAATTACAAACAAACCAGACATAATTACGATGAGGCAACTAGTGCTGCTGCTGGTGGTGATGGCTCGTTCTTAATGATGGAATGTAATGATGATGCAAATTCTCCGTACTTAACAGCTAATGGTGCAATGGGTAATACCAATGCTATTCAGGGCGAATTATGGGTAAGAAGCAACTTACGTAGTTCATCATATCCGTTACTTTATTGGAGAAATGTTCGGAAAACAAGTGCAGATGATCTTGCTACAACTACTGCATATGCATATAACTCTGGCATAACTGGGGCACAAATTACTTCTATTGCACTTGCAGCTTCTAGCGGAAATCTAGCTGCTGCTCGTATGACATTATGGGGAGGATTAGACTAATGGGTGATCTTGTACGATGGGATTGGAAAGGTGCATGGGAAGCTATGAATGGTGCTGAGGCACTGGTTCGTCCATCTAAGATGTTTGATGCTGATCGAGCATACCTATATAACAACTACCAAATAGAACTAACTACAAGTGCGATTAAAAATTCTACTGAAAATATCTCTATAAAACGTGCAGAGATTGGTGGTTTACGTGCTGGCATAGAAGCTAAAGACTTTACTGAAGATGACGTATCTAGTGATATCGACCGACTAAATAATGATATAAAAACTTTACAAGATAATCTTGAACAACAAAAGAAAGATTTGAAGCAGTGTGAAGATGATGTTTCCGTATTGGAAGCTGCATTGAAGGAAGCAACAGACGAATACGAAAAAGTTAAAGGAGATGAAGATGCACTTAAAACTTGGATTGAGTCAAACCAATAGACGCTTCAACTATCCTTGCGATGGCTGTTGTGATACTTGTACTTGTTGAATGGAAGGTAGACCATGTCCGATCCCATTCTCACAGACATAGATCGACGCTTAGAAAGAATCGAGAACGGTATCTTCGGGAATGGTCGAGAAGGTTTAATTCAAGCCGTAGCACGTTTAGATGAAAGAGTGACTGACTCTGAAGAACATATTGAACAGATTGAAAAATCTCACAGCACATGGGCAGGTAGATTGTACTCAATGGCACTTACAGCAGGGATGTTAGTATATGGTTTTTGGGATCAAAGATAAGGATTCGACATGGCAGCAACTAATTGGATGCCTGATTGTAGACGTGTTCCTACTGGGGCTTATGGTGGCTACGGTAGCATTGAAGCTGACACGGTGGTGTGTCATAGCATTGAAGGCTGGCGTACAACTATGGATGAGTGGGCGAGCGAAAAAGAAGTAGTCCACCAAGCTAGTTATCACTTCGTAATAGACAAAGATGGAACTATTACCCAGTACGTACCAGTAAACCAAGCAGCGTGGCACGCAGGGCGTGTAGACGCTACAGCAAACCCTTCGGTCGGTGTACCCTGGACTGGCTATCGTGGAGTCAATCCTAATTCACATACTATAGGCATTGGTGCTGAAGGATTCTCTGGTAAGAATTGGACACTGGCACAACACAATAGCTGTATATCAATACTCAAGTGGCTTACTGAACAGCACAATATAATTATCCATGAAGAAAATCTAATAGGGCATTGTGATATTAGCCCTATGACACGACCTGATGATCCTGGTGATAATTGGGATAAAGAACTTTTACTTGGTGCAGCAAAAGAAAAAGTTGTACCTGAACCTATAAAGAAAGGAGATCTTGCAGCTTGGACTAATGCTTGGTTGAGCAGTCCATCAACTCCAATCCGCTATGAAGGCGGATATGAGATACATCAGATACAAATACCTAGGAGAAAATAATGCAACGAACACTTTATAAGGGTCTGCGTGACCTTGTGGTAATAGCTCTATCAGCTGCGTTGATTAGCTTGAGTGAGAACGCTATGGACTTTGGGATACCAGCGGGCAGTGCACCGCTTGTCAGCGTAGCAGCTTTAGCAATCTATCGAATAGTGAGGGACAACGCACAAAAATGAATGACCAGGAAATAGATACCAGACTCGCACAAGCCCAGCGTCTATTGTTCGATGCAGAGTCAAGAGGAGCGAACGATACATATCCAGAAATGAAAGCTATCAGAGAATTACTTATCCCAGTACGTGTGCATTTCAACCAAGGCTCGCTGTCTACTATGAGTGCTGTACAGGAGAAGCCTGTGGTATCATCTAAACTAGACATAATGAACCAAGCCGTACAGCAGGGGTACACTGGGGAATTTTGCGATCAATGTTTTGGTGTACGAATGATAAAGACTGGTACATGCAGCACATGTCAGGATTGCGGGGTCACGACAGGCTGCAGTTAGTTGGAGGACCCCTATGGAATTATCGTCAGTTGAGCATCTAACCAACAAGCCTTTGCCGTGGAAAGAAGTTCTTATTATCCCTATTGGCGATATACAGCTACAGCAACAAAGAGACGTAGTAGATTTGGAACGCCTCAAAGAAGTTATAGCATACGGAGTAAAGAATGATGCGTGGTATATTGGCATGGGTGACTTCATCGATATGGAGTCGCCGTCGAATCGTAAGAAACTTAGGGAGTCTGGTTTTTACGATAGTGTTGTTGATGCGATTGATGCGAAAGCAGAAGAGTTAGAAGAAGAACTCCAGAAAATCCTAAAGCCTACAGTAGGCAGATTTTTGGGACTGCTAGAAGGTCATCACTTTCATATTCACCAGGACGGCACGACTACCGACCAGCGGATGGCTAGCTTTCTCAAGGCTCCATTCCTTGGGACATGTGCCTACATCAATCTCACATTCAAACCAAACAATAAATCCCACGCTCGACCCAAGGTTCTTATATGGGCACATCATGGTAGAAGTGGGGGTAAACTACTATCCAGTCCATTGAACCAGCTAGAGCACGTTGTGAGAGGCTTTGACGCTGATATCTATTTGATAGGTCATCACCATAAAGCAGTAGCAGGTAAACTTGCACGTATGTACGCACAGTTCAACACTACAGTTGGCTACCTCAAGAACAAAGAAATGATTATTGCATGTACTGGTTCATTCTTAAAGGGATTCGTCGAGGGTGTAAAGAGAGATGGCAGACCAGGTGGATTATACCCTGAAGCTGCGATGATGAACCCCTTGGCTTTGGGAGTAGTAAAGCTACGAATAAGACCAACGTACAAAAAGCTACTCGGACAAGAACGTGGTGGCGTATCAACAATCGAAATGAATGTGGAGATATAATAAATCATGGAAACAACAGGAGTTCTCTTAGCAGACGGTTTTGAAGAAGCCCTCATTGGTATTGGCAATCAATGTCATACACCGCTTGCCGTATATGACATTGATAAATGCTTTGAGATCTTGCGGTCCAGGGATGGAATGAGCGAAGAAGAAGCAGTTGAGTTCTTTTCTTATAATGTGCAAGGTGCTTATGTAGGGGAATCAACACCAGTTTTTATAGAGGTTAAATAAAAAAGGGGCAGTTGCCTGCCCCTTAGTGTCACCTCCCTTATCTATGACGCTAATTGATGTGCTTGAGTGTTTCTGCCCTTGTGACATTTCTTACATCTACCAGCAACAGTTGCCCAAACCACAAATTCATGTGGCGTTCTGTTTGCCTTACGCAATCGCTCTTGAGCTTTTCGCTCATTCGTTTTTCTGCGTTGCTCAGGTGTCAGCTTGACATGCTCCATTTGGCTCATCATCTTTTTGACAACTGTTGCATCAATCGGTAGAGATACAATCTCATCGCCTTGAGTCATTTGCAGAAACGTGATGTATCGATCTATGTCTGCGTAATATGCAGTCGTTACGCTGTACGAGATCGCCTTTTCACTAAGAGCAGGAGCGATAGTAGATGTCCATGATTTTGATAGACGAATGTCAGGATCATATTTCGCTTCTTGGAGTGCTCGACTGAGCATTCTTCCGTAGTTGAAATTTCCCTTCATCTGTTCATAGTTATCACGGAATCCGAGTAGGCTTCCTTTTCCTTTTTGATTTCGATTCGCTGATGAATTGTCTTGATCCTCCCAATCAATATCATCATAGTTGTCGCTATCATTCCATTGGTGATTAACACCCGTCATATTCTTTTCCTTAGCTACATCGCCAATTCGACGACACCTATATCTTATCACTGATAAGGATAGTTGTCAAGTGGGCTATTCAAAAAAGTTTTCTAGTCTATTCTGCAATTCAGTAATCCACCCGTATTGAGCTATCAATACAGCCTCAGCAATTCCATCATCCGCTATCTTGGTAATCTCAGAGTCGAGGTCGGGGTAAAGTTCCAGTGCTAGGTCTATTGATTCCTGTTTGTTCTTGCTAAGTCCAAAATGTTTCTTCCATACTTGGGGTCGTACAGTGTAGGTATCAATTTCAAGAGCCGCCCCGATTCCCTCGAACAGTCCTTGGCAACGGACAAGTGAGGCGGGGCGAGTCACATTCTCAATTACAATAATGTCTGGCATGTTGTCAAAGATGTAATCCATAATTACTGACAGCTGGTATCCATGCCTACCAGAACCATCCATTGGCATCTTATATACAATAGGGGTTTCACCTGGATCTTGAGCGACAAATGCCATCGCCCCGTACACACCAGGATCAACCCCTAATATAATCACTACCAGATCCCTTGTTCGTGCATCTCACGCTCAGCATCTCTATCTCTTTTAGCTTGAACATACGCTATGGTTCTATCCAAAAGATTAAGTTCATGCAAGTCTTTTTCGGCATCCTGTTTTGCTTCTATTTCACCAATATACTCAGCTACACGCACTGCGTAGATACGTTCCCTAAGATCAATCAAATCTAGCAATGTGTTATCGATGTTGACTCTGTCGAAATATCTTCTCACATGACTTTGAGTATCCCTATCATTAACACTCATCATTTTATTACCTCCCAGTAATATCTCTATACACACATTTGTCTATAGGAATTTCTATAAACTTTTCATCCGCTGTATACTTCGTATCTTTAGTTACTAATGGTGCCTCCCTCATATCAATGCCTTTAATAATAAGTAGCTGAGTTCTCCTATGATTGAGCATAAAGAGAAATACATTCTCAGGATCTTCTACAAACTTTTTCTTCCGTCCACCTACATGTACTGATGGAAAAGGAAATTCATCACTTGTCCAGTTGTGCTTTACCTCTACCTCTACTTGGTATTCGATACCCCCCTTACTGCAAATAACATCGACTCCATATTGATCTGGGTTGACTTGAGCATCAAACCCCTTTGCTCTAAGCCAATCGATAACTTGGAATTTAGCATCGTCATTTTCGGTGTATAACGTAGGATCAAAATTCTTACTATTCATGGCTTGCATGACCAAGGGTCCCAACTTCTACCCGCCTCAAGGTAGATTATATAAGCAACATTAAGGTTGTCCTCATACAAATCAAATATCTGTGCTTTCTTTGGATGATAATCTTTTCTCACCTGCATGTACCCCACAGCACGCCCTTGGTCCCCAGATATATACCAGCGTAAAGAGGATTCACACATAGCGACGCCCATCACCTTATCCTTCATGTACGCAGGCCAAAGGCTCTGTTCAAATCTCTCATTGAAATGGTCGATACGGTACTTCATATAGTGAGGCATAGCATCTGCCTCATCGCTAGGATAAAACGCCCATACGAGGCTTACAGAGAGCGTGAGGGCTATTAAAAGAAAACGGGGACTGTGCCGAAAAGGAGTTAACGACACAGCCCCGATAGGTGGTGCAATCCTTGGGAGGAAATAGTGAATGAAGAAATGACGTAACACATTCACTGTTGCACAAATAAAAAGACAGATTGTAGTTTGGATCAGATGTACCATGATGTCAACTATCCTTGATCACTTGATACTGAGTACAGAATGGCATGACGTTGCAGTATCTTTGGCAACGTACATTATTATTCCAGCGTTCCTCAGTAGTACAAAATGGTAGCTGTTCTTTTGCCTGTTCGTGTAGGTAAATTCGCTTGCGTAAAAATGCTTCAGCATCTTCATCGCTCCACATATTTACGTGGTGTTCTCTTACGTGTTCTTTAGGGTAGTATTCTTTATTCTGACCTCGAACATGGGCTGGCGGATTAGGCGACCAGTCTCTAAAGATGAGCACCGCTGCTGCCCTCTCAACTTCAAGTCCTTCCTGCCTTGCTAACCAAGCGTATGAGTTTAATTGTTCCGTTCGCTCTCTTCGCACACCACCCTTTTCAAAGATAGGCTCCCAAATAGATGTAGTCTTTAAATCGTAAACTGTTTTTGTTTTTTTATCGTATACATCTACTTGCCCTGAGAGGCTGATGCCAGAAAGCTCTGCAAAAAATCGTCGCTCAGAAATAAAAGACTCAGTGTCTTCTTCTATTGCTGACTCGATTACCTTGTGCGTGGCACTACCAAGCAAGGACCATATCCTATCAGTAGCATCTTCTACTATCTCATCTCCATGTAGCCTCTGTAGTTCTGCTATACGAGGTGGATTGAGAAGCTGCGTTATACTGTAGTCCGCACCAGAATCGTGATGCTTGGACCAGTAGAGAACTGACTGGTAAATAAATTCAGGCAAGTTCGAGTTGTTTGTAATCATTTCTATCCTATCGTTTTTAAATTAATATTCCCTGGGTATCTGGTTCGTAGTCGTTGTTGTATCTAATATTGTCCCCCTTGGGGTAAGGCTCTATTGGGTATGCTAAGTTCTTGAGCATTTCTCTTCTTTGTTTTTTGCTACCTAAGAGGTAGAAGTAGCGATGTTTTCGTGGACGATCCACCTTGTAGAGATCATCACCATACTTTTCTTTCAGCAGTTTTGTCAGATTTCCTTTGACTCCAGGGTTTTTATCAGAGCGACCAACACTATCTGTTAGCGTTGCAGCATGGAGATGCTCCAAGCCTCTAACTTTGAAGTCCCTTTTTTTTGCACTTAGCCCCGTATAGATCCAGTTCGTTGCTTGATAGATATACCCGTGATGGTGTTGCGATGTATCGGCATAACTAACTACCACATTAGGCTTTGGTAGAAGTTTCAATGATTGAGATACAAAGAAGGACAGTGCATTTTTTTTCTGACCTTCGTTAATCACAAGCCTATTCAGTTCTAAAAAAGTATCTTGGTAGAAACCACTGAACGCAGCTTTGACTAAGGGATGTGCCATAGGTCGTGCATAGCTGCAAACACCGACCAATGTAGTGTCGTCGTAAAGACCAAATGCGTATGAAGTTGTTGGTATTCTTTTCGCATAGTGTTTGTGTAAGAACCACTCCTTACACTCAGATGTTTTGATAGGTAAAACTACTAACGTCAATTCATTCTCCTTTTAAAAGCAAACCCCTCGATTCGCTCCACTCTTTATGCTCACTAATGTATGTGTTGCAGTAATGGCAGCAGCTAATGAGGTTGTCTTTTCTATTATGGGCTATAACTATACCACCCGCCCTTGCCCTGGTCAACTTCTCATGCACTCCCTGTATGTATCCAGAACACACGGGGCTTCTCACTGGGCAAGGTCTTGTACCATCGCCTACTATTTCTTTGACGTAAGGTACTCGCACTTCCTTATAAAACTTAGCCATCTTCTTGGAACGTGGCTTCATCCGACTGCGTTTCATCTGTTTGGTACTCCGTCGGATCTGTGAGCGTTTCATTTAAGCCATGAATAGTAAGGATTTTGATCCCTACTCCATTGTTCATTTCCGTTTAGACTAAAGACGTTCTTACTACCGCCTCCCTGTCCACCAAGAGTATAGTTATGGGATATAGGATACTCCTTAGATTCACCACAATACTTACATACCCCGATGAACTTTCTCTTAGATGCTGAGAGGTTCAGTGCGTCCCATCGAGCCACTGCTTCATCGTGTGATTCCAATACTAAATGGTGTGCATGTTCTTCGTTCATTGTTTGTCCTAACTTCTCATGTATATTACATGAAGAAATGTAATATAATCAAAACACCAGTCGTGACGTGGGGGGTTGACAGATGGTGTACGATGGGACCTCACCCATTTGTGAGTCCCTTCTGTAGGGGAGCTGTTTCATTTGCCGACCGTAGCGTCGGCGAAACGTCACATGCTTAAAGGGTATAAGTTTCCTCCCTTTCAATAAGGGTATAGTAGATAGCCCTTCCTTTGAATGATTCATCTCGCTCCAAGTATTTACTACTACTAAGTACCCTCTGAGCCTGTGCGTTTGACAGCCCTGTCTCACGTTCAAACTCTGCTGCTGTTATCCTACCCTTCTGTTCAATCAAACTAAGCTCTGATGGCTTGAGTTCTCTGGTAGTTGGAGGCTTAACTTTCTCCTCTTCATCTTCTGGGAACTCGTCGGGGTTAATCAATGCGATCTTCTCAGGTCCAAATTCATTCATCTTGTAAAACAAATATTCATCGTATGACCAGTCGAAGTCATTGCTCTTTTTATTCTCAAACTTCTGGTAGAGATCACTAGTGACTTCATCTTTTTTAGATGTGACTTTCCACTCGATATCAGCAGCAGCCGTAAACATTTGACTACCAAACACATGATCACTATCAGCCCTTGGTGTATGAGCCAAGGCAAGCCACGCCACTTGAAAGCCATTGAGTAAATCCATTACAGCATTAGAGTCTGACGAATCTTCCAATGAAAACCCTGCTCTCGAAAGTGAATCGAGGACTACCAGTTCGTAGTTCTCTTTGTCAATAGCGTATGCAATCTGGGTACTCAGTTGAGCTAGGGTTAAACCTCTACCATGAATCATATCAAGTGACCTATCTTCAGGTAGTCCAAGTGCTATATTGATTCTCCCGATACGTCGTTCAAATGATTCTTGGCTACGTTCAAGATTTAGATAGAGCACCTTCGCTTGTCGTTCAGGTTTCCATAGAGTATTAACACCCGAATCCAGAATGATACTAAGCACTAAACCTATAAAAGATTTACCGCTTGACGGTGGTGCAAAAAGAATAGTACCTGCCGATTGAATACAGAACGGTTGAAGTAACCAGGGTACTCTCTTAGGTGCTGACCCCTTGGTCTTGGTAACTGTTGTGTTCCCGATGTACTTGTCCCAAACTTCCCTGCTGAAGTTCATCAGGTCGCTCTTGGCTTGTGTGTCTGACCATTGAGGTAGTCGCTCAGGCATCTGCTTGTGAGCACTGTTAGCTAGTCGTGTTCTATCCTCACGTTTTTGTAAAGAGATATCATCTTCTTCCAGTAGTAGTGTGTTGAAATAAATAGATACTGTTGCTGACTTACGGGAGAATTTATCCTCACGTATATTCCTTGCCTGCATCTTGATTATATGTTCGCCGATTTGTTTTATTCCAGTTACGGTTTTGTCATTTACTGTCCAAGTCCAAGTCATTAGTTCTCCTTTTGTGCGGGTCGAGCTGCGTATCTAAAATCCCTATCATTTAATGGGCGAAGTTCACGTATGGTGCAGCCATGATACTCACCTGTATCAGCCCAAAATGTACGAACTCCTGCTCTGGGATATCTTTCTATTGTAACCTCTGCGTTACAAATTGGACAGTGCTGTATTGGAATATTCATTCTTCTTGCGTAGTGCATTTCAATTCTCCTTTAAAAAAAAAGAGGGCAGGACAGATGTCCCACCCTCATAGCTTTAGATACTTTGTGCACACCATCCGTTCGACGTTGTGTCATCCCTCTTATTACAGTACCAAGTGCTATGCGATTGCTTACTTGGTTGCATAGCTACCTGGTGGACGGGACACAACGGTGGTCCATCAGCTTGCGGTGCTGGTGCACCAGCTGGTGCTGGTGCTGGTGGATTAGTAGGTGGCGGTGCTGCTGGTGCTGCTGGTGCAGCAGGCGGTGCGACCGCTGCTTTTGGTGTACCAAAGAGAGCTTCTAATTGTTCTACATATTGAACAATCTCTTCTGGGTAAACCACTTCTACTGTGTGTGACAATTCAAAATTCCTAAACGGAAACTTGATTGTGTATTCAAACTTATCTGGCATTTCCAATGCTCCTAATCTGTGAGCTTCCTCTACTAGATGCCCACCTGTTGTTACAGAATCTTCGATGCTAAGTTGCATAGCAGTTGTCCTTGAATCTGTGCCATTTTTATTTCGTCAGTCATTGCTTCGATAGATCGCTGGGCTGAGTTAGATGTACGTCTATGCTCAACGCCCTCGTCTATCAATGATTTATAATCTTCTGAATCCTCCAATTCCAGAAGTAAATTACTTGCCCTTTCTTCTGCGTTCCTGCCTCGTGGTTCAACCCGTGCTCTATATATAGATGCTTCGTGTTCAGCTGCCCTTGCCATCATCACGGCTTCGGCTACCACTTCAGCTGTTCGTAATCGTAGCTTGACATTCTCGTCATGCTGATTGCGTACTGTTTCGAACGCAGTTGTAAGTTGAGTTGCTAAATCTTCTTCCATCAGCTACTCGGTATCACTAATTTATGTACAGCCTTCTTGATAATCCGTCCTGTCCCATCATCAAGGGTAGCTCTCAGTTGCCCATACTCTTGAGCAATAGAGAGAACCTTACATGGAATCTTGAACTCATCATTGTTATCCTGCACTTTTAGAAATGCAGTTGTACCTATGACAGCGTTGACATCATCAAGGCTTGCGACTTCAGTCCATTCAGTCATATCAATTCCTTTCCTTGGCTATCCGCCAATGTCTAATGTTGGTTGCGATACCGTTTCTGAACCATGCCACTCTGCACGTACTTCAAACGATTGCTCCCGACTATCAGTGAACTCAATCCATAATTGACTCTCATCTGGTAAACCATGCGAGCTAATCTCTAACAAGGCGTTCATAAAATCTCCAAGAGTATTGTTTACTCTGATAGGTTTTTTGATGCCGATGAAGTTTGAGATGATGTAATTATTTTCACGCA